AAATTATTTTATCACACAGATTTTAAACGTTTAGTAGTTGATGAAGAAGGTAACGTAAAAGAAGATTACAACAATTTTATTGCAGGTCCTGGGAGATTAAAAGATGGTAGCCGACCCACGTATGCCTAGTAGAAAAATGAAGGTAATTTACCTTTATAAAAGTGAGTATGAACAAGGAGAAGAAATGAAGCATACATTCAAAGAAGCTGTAAAAATATTCAAGAACCGTGTGCCCGATAAGTATGATAAGACACCTGTTGAAGACTTGTCTGATTTACGTATGGGTGGCTGGATTATTCGTGACGCTAACAATATGGTTATAGGTTGGGTAGGGCATCGTGGTGATGTTACCGTATATAACTACGAGGATCGCCCTCTTAAAAAGTATATAGAATAACCTGATCATGTATTTACTTTACTTTACTTCTAACTATAATAAAGTGTATAAGTTAGTAATTACGCTGACTTTAAGAAAGGAGAAACGGCAATGCCTAAATCTACTACTGCCAAAAAAGCTAGTCCTAAGGCGACTGCACCTAAGTCTAAATCAGCTAAACGTCCTTTAGCAGATATAGCAGCCAGCACTACTAAAAAGGTAAACGCTGGTGGTCTTGACCTCAAGGCTACCCTTACTAATAATAAGGATAAAGTCGCGAGGGCTCCAAGCAACGCTGAGAGGCACTTATCCCTAGACGGTAAAACCGTTGAGGAAGCATTAGCTACTCGACTGGTTGATGCTCGTGATATCAAGTATGATATCAGCAAGGGGTTTATGCTAATTGCGTAACTATCATGCCCAGCGGCTCATGGTCGCTGGGCTATTTAGGAGAAGACTATGGAAAAATATTTTAGCACACTAGACAACGTTCTATACACTTATGCCCATCTACCGTTGCGTACTATACGCAAGAAAATGCGTGAAGCCTTAAAAGATAGACATGATGTGGTTGGAGGCTGGCGATATATCGTGGATATTTGGAAACAGGATAGGATATTTGGTTATGACTTCAATAGCTCTATAGCCAAGCCGATTGTACATCCCGATACGTTTAGGAGGATATAGTGAACAAGTGTCAAGTTTGCGGTAAATTAGAAGACGAAAGAAATACTCAAGAGCAGTGCGGTGTGACTTTATGTGTAGGCTGTGACGGTTTATATACAGATCAAGAACTGCTCGAGAAGGTAATATGATGGAATTTTTAGTAACTTTAATCTATGTACCGTGGTACATGTTCCAGGCTCTGGTTATTATATTGGGGTGGTATTTACTGGGAACTTTCACTGGTAAAGTTATTAGTGAAATACGTGATCGCTTATAGTGATCAATAGGCTCATAGCTATACTTATAGTATTAATTAAGTAAGGAAAATGTTATGAAAGAAAGATATTTTAAAATGTATTTTTGCTACCACCATGAGCAAGAAAAGAACCCTAACCAATATAAAGAGTTTGTAGGCATCACAACAGCCGACCGTGTTGAACAAATAATTGGACATTATGGTAATTTGTGGGGGTTAATAATAGATCCGCAACCTCACCTCGATCCAGAAGAACTCACTGAAAGTAAAATACTACAAGAATGGGAAGGGTTTGATCTTGACCCATTGTTAGAGTGTGTAGAAACAGGAGAAAAATTCTGGTTTATAGTAACACGAGACGACAAAGGTCTTGATTCGTATGAACTGATTAACTGCTGCTAATGGTTAAACTAGAACATATCCTGAACACTTTAGCGTGGCTCGTGGTATTACTACCATTCTGGGTCACGCTGTTTCTATATTACTTCTCACCAATTTTATAATTCTTTTTTCGTAAAATATCTCTGATTTGCTAATAAGGTAATAGGGTGTTCCTTGTATACCTCTTAGTAGATCGCTTTTATTGGGTTATTGGCTATGCTATTAGCGACCTATTGGCTAGAACAAGGTAATAGGTACGTGGACTGTGGTTCGTGGTAATATGTTGGTACCAATGTATAAGGTGAGATAAAGCATGTGAAACAGAATACGAACGATAGTTACAGTAATTCAGGACACTATATATAGAACTAACTTGTCCCGAGCACACGGACAAAGGTAAAAAAGCTATGAGATATGGACTGTGAACCGTGGATTGTGGACTGCCAGCCAATAGCCAATAGTCCACGGTCATTATATCACAACACATTGGCAAGGTAATCAGAAAACCGTTGTGCAGATAATTGATGGTAATCCCAAAATCCGTTGTGCATATGCATATTGTGATGGCATGTGCACCATGGTCCATGATCACAATGCGATCGCAATCGGAACGGCACACGATTGATTAAATTTTGAACGATTATTTATTTACTGATGTTGGTTAATTAATACTTTACTTTAAACTTTACTTAAGATAATATGACCTTAGTTAGTTAATTACGACTAACGTAAATAGGAAAACAATATGAAAACTACTACTAATAAAAAGACCGAAGTTAAAGTGAACTTAGGCGGACTGAACGGTGACTTGATTTATACACCTACAGGTAAAATAGCAAGGGCAACGCATAACGCGGAACGCCACCTAACCCTGAGCGGTATGACGGTGACCGAAGCCCTAGCAACTAGGTTAGTAAATGCCCAAGATATTAAGTACGATTTAGCGAGGGGATTTATTACGCTAGAAGCCAAGTAGCTTAGTAAGAATTAAGGGTACTTGAACCAAGTACCCTTTTTTTACGCTTACGATTTGAACCGACCACGAACCTTGATTTATTTACCCCCTACCCCCCTTATACGATAACGATTATATATAAGGCTACAGGCTGAGTTTTTGATTGACATTAGAATAGGATTTTACTTTTTAGGTCAGCTAGACTACACTATATACACAGAATACACTGTTTAAAAAAATTTTTTGCAAAAAATTTATGGATACAGAAGAAGTACTAGAACTCAGCGTAAAAGATTTTACTGATATAATCTTTGATCCCACTAACCCTGTTGACTACGCATCACTTGGTGCTGGACCATTAGGTAAAGGTATAGTAGGAATCGCAAAGGTCAATAAACTTATGGAGAAGATCGCCGAGATACAAAAGCAACGTGCCAAGTTCCAAGCACAACTACAAAAAGGTATGGCAGATAAAAAAGTTGGCATGGAATCTAACTATCAAGCAGATATTACAGGCGGTGAAAAACTTATCAAAGGTGCAGAAAAGAATCTACAAAAACTTAATCAGCAAGAAAAATTAATTAGAGAGCAACTGCCTAAAGGTCAAATAGAAATGGATCTTAATAGAGGCGGAGTATTCACCTTGATGCCTCTCAAGTATTAGATCGCTGCATGACTATTCGCCCCGAGCTTGAACAACTACCCGAAGATGTTTTAAAAGAACACCTAGAACTATCAGAAAGGTTAGAAGAACTCAAAAGAGTAGAAGGTGCGCAATCTAAGTTTTTATCTTTTGTCAAAACCCAGTGGCCATCGTTCGTGGAAGGTGCTCATCATAAACAAATGGCAGAAGCCTTTGACCGTATAGCCGACGGTAAAATAAAAAGACTTATTATAAACATGCCACCAAGGCACACGAAGTCTGAGTTTGCGTCTCACTACTTTCCTGCATATCTCGTGGGTCGTAGTCCGTCACTCAAAATACTACAAGCAACTCACACCGCAGACCTTGCTGTAAAATTTGGTAGAAAGATTCGTGACCTTATGTTAATGGAAGATTACGAAAAGATATTTGACAACGTACTTATTAACCCAGATAGCAAGGCAGCAGGTAAATGGGAAACACAAGATAAACGTAACCCTAAACTTAAAGGTGAATATTATGCAGCTGGTGTGGGTGGTGCGTTAGCTGGACGTGGTGCGGATCTATTTATTATTGATGACCCCCACTCAGAGCAAGATGCCCTTAACCCAAAGTCCATGGACGATGTATACGAGTGGTATACTTCTGGACCAAGACAGCGTCTTCAACCTGGAGGCAGCATCGTCATAGTCATGACACGATGGAACGTCAACGACTTAACAGGCAGATTACTCAAAGATGCAGCTCGCGATCCTAAAGCGGATCAGTGGGAACTTATCGAGCTCCCTGCTATTTTACCCAGTGGTAATCCACTATGGCCAGAATACTGGACCATAGAAGAAATGGAAAGTGTCAAAGCTTCATTGAGGGGTGGACCAAAGTGGCACGCACAATATATGCAGAACCCTTCATCAGAAGAAGGCGCACTTATAAAACGGGAGTGGTGGAAAGAATGGCCAAACGATAAACCACCTGCCTGTGATTATATTATACAAAGTTACGATACTGCGTTTTTAAAATCAGAGCTTGCAGACTACTCAGCTATTACAACATGGGGTGTATTTTATCCAGAAGGTCGACTAGGCGGTGAAGAAATATACAACGGCGATGCTCCACACATCATATTATTAGATGTAGTAAAAGGTAAGTACAACTTCCCTGAACTGAAAGGTCAAGCCTTCAAGCAGTACGAACACTGGGAACCTGACGTAGTGATCATAGAAGGCAAAGCGAGCGGTATGCCTTTGACACAAGAACTGCGGAACGTAGGTATACCTGTACAAAACTACACGCCATCAAAAGGCAACGACAAGGTAGCAAGGGTCAATGCCTGTGCTCCATTGTTCGAGTCTGGCATGGTTTGGTATCCTGATACTAACTGGGCAAAAGATGTTATAGAAGAATGTGCGGCATTCCCAGCAGGAGATCACGACGACTTAGTAGACTCAACCACACAAGCGTTAATGAGATTTAGACAAGGTGGGTTTGTACAACTACCAAGTGATTACGAAGAAGAAGTTTTATATCGGAAGAAAATAAGTTATTATTGATAACCTATAAAGGAGAACCATGGCGATAGAAGCACAAAGATATCCTAAAAAGGAAAACCCTATAACGTCAGAGGAAGAATTAGTTGTAGAACTAGAAGAAGCTAATGATGATGACGGTGTAGAATTTCAAGTAGGAAGCAATGGTGAAATGTTACCTGTTGATGATACGGAAGCATTAGAAACAGAACACAACTCAAACCTTGCTTTAGTTTTAGATCCGAGTGAACTTGGTGAAATATCAGGTGAACTTATCGCAGCCTTCGAAGAAGATAAAGAATCACGTGATGAATGGTTACAAACTTTTTCTGATGGTCTAGATTTATTAGGCATAAAATCAGAAGAACGTGATACACCATTCCCAGGAGCAAGTGGAGTTACTCACCCTTTACTTGCAGAAGCAGCAACTCAATTTCAGGCACAAGCCTATAAAGAATTGCTACCAGCCAATGGACCCGTGAGTACAAAAATGGTAGGACTTGACACACCAGAAGTAGAAGCACAATGTAAACGTGTCAAAGACTATATGAACTACCAGATAACAGAAGTTATGGAAGAGTATGATCCAGATATGGATAGTCTGTTATTTTATCTACCGTTGGCTGGTAGCGCATTCAAGAAAGTATATTTTGACTCATTATTAGGTAGAGCTACCTCTGCATTTGTAAAAGCAGAGAATTTAGTCGTAAGCTATGACACAACTAACTTAGAAACTAGCCCAAGAACAACACATGTCATCACAATGACAGGCAATGACATCAGAAAAATGCAATTAAACGGTGTTTACCGTGATTTTGACATTGGTTCAGCTGGTGATCCTGACTATAACGAAGCAAAAGACAAGCTTGATGAGTTACAAGGGCTCAGTAGACCGACAAGTGATTACAATGAATACACTTTACTAGAGGTACACGTTGATTTAGAGCTCGAAGGGGTTGATGAATACGAATATGGTGTACCTTATATAGTAACTATCCTTGAAGATTCAGGTGAAATACTCGCAATAAGGCGAAATTGGGCTATGGAAGACGAATTATTCCGTAAAAAAGAGTATTTTATACACTATAAGTTCCTTCCAGGACTAGGTTTTTACGGTTTTGGCTTAATTCACATGATTGGTGGGCTAACTAAGTCCGCAACTTCTATTTTAAGACAATTAATCGACGCTGGAACGTTGAGTAACCTACCAGCAGGGTTTAAAGCACGTGGTATGCGTGTACAAGGTGAAGATGAACCCCTCAGACCTGGAGAATTTAGGGATGTTGATGTTCCAGGAGGCACAATACGTGATGCCTTAATGCCTTTACCGTATAAAGAGCCAAGTAACGTACTTAGTCAATTATTAGGTGTACTTATTGACTCAGGTAGAAGGTTTGCAAACATAGCAGACATGCAAGTAGGTGATATAGGTAGTCAACAACTACCAGTAGGCACAACTGTAGCTATGTTAGAGCGTGGCACTAAAGTTATGTCCGCTATACATAAACGTTTACACTATGCACAAAAGAAAGAATTTAGACTACTGGCTGGAGTTTTCTCTAGATCATTGCCACCGTCATATCCCTATGCGGTGGAGGGCGCACCTTCTGAAATCAAACAATCAGACTTTGATGATCGTGTAGATATTATTCCAGTCAGTGACCCTAATATATTTAGCATGGCTCAACGTGTGATGTTAGCTCAACAAGAACTACAGATGGCACAAGCAGCACCACAAATACATAATCTGCGTGAAGCGTATAAAAGAATGTACGAAGCCCTAGAGGTAAAAAACATAGAACTACTTTTACCGCCTCAAGAAGAAGTACCGCCTAGAGATCCAGTAAGTGAACAACAAGCAGCAATTATGGGACAACCTATAAAAGCTTTTGAGTTCCAGAACCACGATGCTTACATAACTGCACACACAGCTTTCTTACAGAATCCTATGATGCAACAAAACCCAGTATCTTTACAGGCAATACAAGCCAACATACAAGAACACACGGCTATGGTTTATAAACAACAGATTGAACAAGCTCTAGGTCAACAACTTCCACCACTTGAGCAAATACAAGATCCACAAGTAATGAACGAGATAGCACTTGCTGCTGCTAATGCTACACAACAAGTAACTGGCCAGCAACAAGCTCTGGTAGAAGCACAACAAAATACACAGATCGACCCTGTCGTAGAACTCAAGCGTGAAGAAATAGCACAAAGAGCTCAAGCAGATACTTTACGAAGTCAGGTGGATATAGCTAAAATAGAATCTCAAGAGGCAATAGCAGAAATGAAAGTGGCTCAAGATAGAGAAGAAGCTTTACTTAAAGCTCAAAGTGACAATAATAAAACTTATGGTCAGATATTAAAAGATGTCAGATCAGCAGATACAAACACAAAAGGTGAATAAATGAAAGATACAACTAAATACAAAAAAGTTAACTTCCCTGCTCCTGATAAGATAGACTTATCAAAAGTAGTTAAAGGTCCAGTTGTTTTAACTAAAAGCAACAGCGATATTTTTGGTCAAGGTCAAACAACTGTTCAAGGTAAAGGCGCAGCAACTAAAGGTACAAAGTTTAACACTAGCCCTAGCGGAGTAAGATAATGGCAAAACCAGGATTATATGCAAACATAAACGCAAAACGTAAACGTATAGAAGCAGGCTCTGGAGAAAGGATGCGTAAAAAAGGTGCTAAAGGTGCACCAACAGAACAAAACTTTAAAGATGCAGCAAAAACTGCTAAAAAATCGCATGGTGGACTTCATGGCGATCAGAAAAAACTAGATAAAAATAAAGATGGTAAAATATCTGGTGCTGATTTTAAAATGATGAAAGGTGGTGGAGAAGTTTTAGCAGGTAATGCAAACCGTAGAAGAAGCAGAAACGGTGGCTAAAACTAAAGTAAAAAAATCAAAGCACAAAGGATGTGGTGCGGTTATGTCTAAACGTAGAAAGACAACTAAATACTCATGAGCGATTCACCAGATGAGTTTGTATACAGAGCTACACTAGATAGAGTGATAGACGGAGACACGTTTGACTGTGTTTTAGATCTTGGTTTTGATGTCAAGCTACACAAACAGAGAGTCAGGTTAGCTGGTATAGACACACCAGAGTCTAGAACAAGAAACCTAGCAGAAAAAGCACTCGGTCTAAAAGCAAAAGATAGACTTATTGAACTTTGTACTGGAACATTTAAGGTTAAATCACTGGGAAAAGGAAAGTACGGAAGAATACTCGGTATTCCGTACACAGCAGATGGTGAAGATATATGTCAAAAACTTATATCAGAAGGGCATGCTGTAGAATACTGGGGCGGAACTAAAACTAAAAAATGGGGTTAATACCATGGTTATGAGAAGAAGCAAAATGAACGCCAAACGTAAAATGTCAAAAGGTGGCATGAAACGTAAAATGTCAAAAGGCGGAGCAAAACGCAAAACTACTAGAAGAAAGAAAAAGTAAGTGTCACACCTCATCAGCAATATCCCGCACTTTAAATGCTGGGTAAGAAGAGAGTTTACACATAACCACGAAAAATACCACGGCGAATATCTTCACGCACTCGCTATAGCAGTTAACACGATCCCTGATAGATCCTTGAGTTTTCAAGTTGTATTTACAGGCGAAGAAAATAACTGTGAAGATTGGGATGAAGGAAACATACACGGTGGTGCGATGTGGGCAAGGATGCCAATACAGGCTTTAGTTGCTGATATCCCCAGTGAAGAATATCCAGTTCCTATGGAAGACCATTTAGCTCAACCATGGGATTGTGAATCAAGAGATCATTCTGTTATAGTTATGGACAGAGTTTCTTCATCACCATGGCTTTGCAAAATTGATGGAAAGTTTTATAATGGAAAGTATATGTTTACTGTTGACTATACTGGTAATGATATAGCTGATGACCCAGCTCAACACAAACAATCTCATGTACTTTATATTACAGAAGATTGTAAATGGCAGGGCAACTTTGTAGCACTACCTAATAATAGAGTAAGGGCTACTAGCCCAGCACTCTGGGTTACTGGAGAAGGAGCACCAGATTTTAGACCATCTCAATGGACACATTCAGCAGAAGGACATGAAAGTTACACTGATCCTAAAGTAACATTTAATAATTTGTATGACGAGTAAAGTATGGCAGAATATCAAGGTAAAAAAGTAACACTCAATAAACCAAGAGGTTTGCGCAAAGGTGAACCTGGATATGGGAAAAAACGTAAAGTAGTTTTTGTTGGGCAATGTAGTAGTGGTGGTAATAAAGTTAAACGTATTACTTTTGGCGACGCTAATTTAGGTATGCACAAAAACAGTAAAGCACGTAAAAAATCTTATTGCGCACGTAGTGGTGGAATTAAAAGTGATAGATGTAGTGCTAATTATTGGGCAAGAAGGGATTGGGACTGTTAGATGGACGGACTATACATAGTTGAAAAAACTTTACGAGAACTGCGTCAAAGACAAGACGATCTTACAGAAGTTTTAAAAACAGGTGGAGTCCAGAACTGGGAGGGGTATCAAAGAATTCTTGGGGAGCTATCAGGTCTTAGCTCAGCTGAGAGAATTATAATAGACCTGCAAAATATAAAGGAGCAAAACGATGGCATCTGAAACAACAGAGTCAACTCGCACTCCCATACCT